TGGTCTATCAACTCCAGCGGTTCGCCTGGGACGAATGGGGCAGCCGGAGTGACAGCCGCGACCCCAAGGAGCGCCCCCGCGCCAAGCACGGGGATTACCCGGCCCTCCTGCGGTATTTTTACAACGCGAACCTGAGTTACGACAGCCTGAAGCTGGGCGGAGAGATTCTGAGCACCCGGGCGCGGTACGCGCGGTCGGGACGCGGGAGAGAGGCGAGACAGTATGCCTGAGCCGATGCCGGGTGGGATGATGTCGCAAGGTGGTGGAATGGCGGGGCCTGAGCCACTGGCTGCGCCTGGTGTTCCTCCCGTCGCCGACGTGGGAGCACTGGCCCAGGTGGACGCCCTCCCAGCACCCCCCCGCCGCCGCGTCTCCCGCCGCAAGTCCATCCGGCTCGACAAGACGCTCCTGGCAGAGACGGTCCTGCGGGACTTGCAGACCGACCAAGATTCGCGCGCAGATTGGATGGAGAAACGGATTCTTCGCTACGCCAAGTACCGGGGCTGGCTGGAGTCCTCGGACGACCCGTGGCCGGATTCGTTCAACCCGCAGATTCCGGTGATCCTGTGGAATGTCCTGCGCCTCCAGGCCCAACTCCACAACGCGGTCCTGTCCACCCGCCCCGTGATGACGCCGATGGCCTGGAAGAAACAGGACAAGGAGAAAGAGGAGCGGGTCGCCAACCTCCTGGACTTCCAGGTGTTCGTAGAGGCCGGGGGGGCCAAGGCGCTGGATTCCTACATCCAGGGCTACGTGGAAGACGGGCCGAGTGTCATGCACATTCCCTGGGTGACGGAGACCCGCAAGATCCACGAGGTCAAGGTGTTCCCGAAGCCGGAAGAGGGGATGCCGGATCTGGCCAAGCCGATTCCGCCGGGGCTGCCGGATCGGGAATACTTCGCCCGACTCATCCAGACTCTTCTCGATCCGGTCAGGAAGATGGTCCCTGACGACCAGACCGGTTACGACTGGACCGTCCTCTATATAGAGGATACGACCGGGGAGAGCGTGCAGGCCGAGATTTCCTTCGCCTTCCGGGATGACGGCCGCGTGGAAATGGCGATTCAGCGCGAGGCCACGGTCTACAACGGTCCCGGCCTCTTCACCGAGTCCCTGGAAGACATCGTGATCCCGTGGGGGGCATGCAATCTCCAGCCGGCGGGCCCCAGTAACCCCAAGGGGGCGAGTCGGGTGACGCGGTTGAGCCGGGTACGGCTGGACGAGGTCCGCCGACGGGCCAAGGATGGGACCTACGACGCCCTGACCAAGGCCGACCTGAAATCTCTGCTGGACGGACCCCAGGCGTCTCCCCAGAACCAGCAGAGCGCCCAACGCGAGGGGATGCGGAGTCTCAAGGATGCCGCGATTGGGACCACGCCGCAGGGCGGGACCGGGGCCGAGACGAACGACGGCGAGGAAACCGAGGGCAACAAATCCTTCACCGCGGTCGAGCAGTACCGGCGCTGGGACGTGGATGGCGATGGCCTGGAAGAGGACGTGATCGTGACGGTTCTCCTGGAGTCCAAACTCGTGGCCCGGGTGCGCTATCTGACGGAGATTTTCCCGCCTGGACCCGGCCTGCTCCCGAGACGCCCCTTCGCCGAGGCCCACTTCATGCCCGCCAAGGATTCCTGGTATTCGATGGGGATGATCGAGCTTCTGGAGCACCTGGCAGACCTCATCAACGGCGTCACCAAGATGAACCTGGACTGGGGGACGATCACCAACAGCCCCTTCTTCTTCTACCGCCCGAGCAGCGGCCTCAAACCCGAGACGATTTCGCTGTATCCCGGCGAGGGCTACCCGGTCGAGAATCCCGCCCAGGACGTGTATTTCCCCCAGATGCCCCACGCGGACCAGGCCTGGGCCTTCAACCTCGCCACGATGTTCAACCAGATGGTCGAACGCCTGGCGATGCAGGGGGAACTCCAGTATGGGCGGGTCCCCCAGGGCAAGGCCAGCGCCCTGCGGACGATGGGCACGACGGTGTCCCTGATGCAGCAGAGCGACGTTCGCAGCGACCAGATTCTCTTGCGCCTCTTCGAGGGCGTGGCGGAAATCTACCAGCAGATCCACGCGCTCAATCAGCGGTATCTGCCGGCCAACAAAGAGTACCGCATCGTGGGCGTGCCGCCCAAGGGCCAGGAGTCCTACCAGCGGGTCAACACCGTGGACGAGATCAGCGGGCGCTACGACTTCCAGTGGAAGGCCACCCTGCTCTCAGCCGACAAGAACGCCCTGCCGCAGACCCTCATGGAAATCGGCAGCGTGCTCATGTCCCCGTTCACCATGGCCAGTGGTCTGGTGGACAAAGAAAAAGCCTACACCTTCCTGCGCGATTATATCAAGTCCCGGCACCAAGACCCGGACCGCTACCTCATCCGACCGCCCGAGGCGACCGACGCGCCCAAGTTCCTGGCCGAGGAAGCCCTGTCCATGCTGATCGAGGGCGAGAAGCCGGAGGGTATCCCCCACGAGCAGGCCGCCGTCCACTTGGGCAAACTCCTGGAGTTCGCCAAGTCCGATGCCTTCGGCATGTTCCCGCCCGAGTATGTCCCCGCCTTCCGCCAGTGGCTCATGCAGGTGCGCACCCTGGCGATCCAGGAGGCCCAGCGGGCGCAGATGCTCCAGATGGCGTCTCAGATGCAAACCCTGATGGCCGGGAACCAACAAGGGCCTCCAGGCTCCGCTGGCATGGTTCCCAATCAGCAGCCGCAGATGGGACCGGGCGCGAATCCCCCGGTCCAGACGAATGAACTGCTCCAGGAGGAACTCCAGCATGGTTGATTACATGCGGGACGTGAAGCCGTTGGTGGACGCAAAACAGTCCGCGAGGATTCAGGCGGCTGACTTCCAGCGTGGCGCCCGCGAGCAAGTGGCCCTATCCATGCAGCAGGTCACGCAGAGCGAGCCCTGGAACGTCTACCTCCAGCACCTCACGGCGATGTTGGATTTGGATGAGAAGGCCGCCACAGACTTGAGCCTTCGCCTGGAGCGTCCCGAGGTGGCTGACCCGAACGAGGTGAATGGCATCCGCCTGAAGCTCCAGCGGCTCCGTGGCAGGATCGAGGCCAGGAAACGCGACATGGAATTGCCCAAGAGTCTAATCGCGGCGGCGGAGAAAGTGGCGTGAGCGATCCTATTCCGGACTGGATCAAGCGTGTATCTGACGCGATTAAACCCTTGCTCCCGCAGAATTTTTGTGGGAAGGTGGAGGTGAACGCCTTCAAGGGCGGCATCTCAAATGTGAACGTCACCCAGTCGTTCAAGGAGGACACGGCGAAATGAGCCAGCCATCGACAGACATCACGTTATTGCTTGACCGGACGGGTTCCATGCAGGTTGTCTGTGATGAAACAATTCAGGCGGTGAATACCTTCATCGCGGATCAGAAAAAGGTTCCTGGAGCAGCGACGTTCACCCTTGTCCAATTTGACAGTCAAGATCCGTTTGAGGTTCTCCAGCGATCCGTGAATATTCAAGATGCCTATGCGCTGACCGCCGAGACCTACGTCCCTCGGGCATGGACCCCACTACTCGACGCGATTGGACGAACCATCAACGACACAGGATCGCGCCTCTCGTCTCTCCCGGAATCGGAACGACCGGAAAAAGTCATTGTAGCCATTATGACGGACGGACTGGAAAACGCGAGCAAGGAGTTCACTCGGGACAGGATTTTGGCTATGGTGAAACTCCAGAGCGAGACGTACAAGTGGCAGTTCGTCTATCTTGGGGCGAATCAAGACGCCATCAAGGAGGCGGTGTCACTTGGGATGCCCGCCGCCAATGCCATGACCTATCAGCACACGGGAGATGGTGTCAAACACGCAACGCAGTCCTATTCAGCGAACGTCTCAGCCTATCGGACGGGCTTGAGAAACAGTATGGCATTCTCTGAAGAGGACCGGAAGAAACAGCGAGCGAACTAATACACCTCGGGACACTCGAACACTCGAAGCCCGGAGAGGAATTTCCTCTTCGGGCTTTTCGTTTTTCGGTCGAATCTGCCGGGCCGACGCCGGCTGGGGACGCCGCCGAGATCGGGCGACACGCGGGCACCAGCGACACGGTGCGGGGGAGTGCGATGCCAGAGGAAGCGACGACCACCGAGACCACGACCGAGACGAAGCCGGTCGAGACGACCACAGAAACCAAGCCGGTCGAGACCGAAACCAAGGTCGAGGCCGAGAAGGTTCCTGCGGGCTACGTGCCGATTCGCGCCCTCCAGGACGAGCGCACCAAGCGGCAAACCCTGGAGGGGCAATTAGAGGCGGAGCGGCAGGCCCGGGTGACGGCGCCCAAGCCGGAGCCGAAGGCCGAGCCGAAGGTCACGGTGGAGACGGTGATTGGCGCCTACCAGAAGGGCGAGATCACCGAGGCGCAGAAAGATCAGTACCTCTATGGCATCGCGGTCCGGGACGCCGAGGAGCGGGCGGTCACGCGCACGCGGGAAACCACCGCGGCGGATCGCTCCCGCAACGAGGCCCTCACGGACATCAACGGCTACCTCGCGGCCAAGCCCTCCCTCAACGACACGTCCAGCGAGGAGTACCAGAAGGTGGCCACCACGTTCCAGAAATTCCTGGCGCGTGGGTTGCCCAACAACGAAGCCACCAAGGCCGCAGCCCTGGCGGCTGCCCTTGGCCCCCTCGAATCCCTCACCGCCAAGACGCAACTGAAGGAGCGGACCCGCGAGCCGGGCGGCGGCACCTTCACCGAGCGCAGCGACGGCACCCACGTCGAGGACGGGGGGAAATCCGATCCGCTCAAGCACGTCGATAAAGAGCAGATCGCCTATTGGCAGCGGATGGGCTACTCGAAGAAGGATATGGAGAACGAAGCCAAGTATTACCGGCCGCATCGGCGGGGGGCGCGGGCATGAGCCTCGAAATCCTCATCCCCAAGCCGATGACCCCGCAGCGACGGTTGCAGGCCAACGAGGCACCAGGGCGGAAGGTGGGACGGTTGGCGGGTGGTCACATCTCTGATCTCGCCGCCCTCAAGCATTGCCTCACGCTCTGTCCCGAGTGTCGGAAGAAGTTCAACCACGTGCGAAACGACTATGTGCTCTGGCGGCGGGAGTGGTTCGTGGTGGCGCATTGTGACGGCTGCCGCGAACTGAATCCCCGCTGCCTGGCGTTCATCCACGAATCGACGGTCCCGGATGTGGGCGAGGTTCATCGCCGCCGGGGCCGCTGGGCACGCTAGAGGCCCCCGAGAGTCTAGCGAGGAGAATTGCTCATGCCAAATTGCGCGTATCTCCTGAGCGGCGGAGCCGCCAAGATCCTGAAGCTCTCCATTGGTGCCAGCATCACCGCCGGGACGGTCTGCATGGACGTGGCCGCGGCCGGCGCGGGCATTCGCCCGTCCACCACGACCTCGGCCGCCGACGCGGTCGGGCAGGCCCTCGACGCCTGCACCTACTCGGCGACCCAGGCGGCGTCCGACAACATCGTCTCCGTGCTCATCAACCCCGATGCCGTCTACAAGTGGCGCATCAGCGGGGCCGCGACGGATGGCACCCAAGCCTTGATCGTCACCAACTCCGCCGCTTCGGCTGGCGGGACCGTGGTCACGATCACCACGGGGGAGACGGCGGGCACGAACTACGACGAGGCCACCATCGCCTGCATCAGTGGCGCGAATACGGGGATCATCCGCAAGGTCACGTCGGTCGCCGCCACGACCTTCACCGTCACCCACCCGTTCCCCAATGCCATTGCGGTCGGGGACCAGTTCCTCTTCGGCCCCTGGACGCCCTTCGACGTGGCCGGCAACAATCTCCAGCAGACCACGCTCCTGAAGGAAGCGGATCAGACCATCGCGGTTGGGACCGGCATCGAGGCGCGGATCATGGAGTGGAAGGTGGACTTCAGCAGCGTGACCAACGCGCGGCGCAACAGCTACGTGTACGCGATCCTGGACGACCACATTCTCAAGGATGCCACCTAGACCGTAGGTGACGTGGAAGGAGTTCTCTCATGCCGAATCCAGCGACGAGCGGGAACTTTCCCGATTGTCTCGATTCCCGCTTTGCCAAGATTTATGACGACGCCTACCGGCAGATCCCGGATCGCATCCGCGAAGTCTACGGGACGCCGCCGCCTTCGCCTCTGAAGGGCAGCCTGAAGGTCTCAGAGGTCGGAGCCTTCGGGGATACGCCAGAGTTCACCGGGTCCGTGAGCTACGACGAGGTGTTCGAGGGGTACGACACCACGATCACCGATGTCGAGTACGCCACGGGGTTCCAGATCCGCCGACGCCTCTTCGACGAGGACCTCTACGGGATCATGGACGGGAAACCCCAGGGGATGGGCAGCGCGCACGCCCGCACGCGGCAGAAGCACGCCGCGCAGACCTTCAACAATGCCTTCTCCCTCGATTCCACCTGGCAGTCGGGCGGGGACGGCGTGGCGCTCTGCTCGGCCTCCCACACCACACGCTCCAATGCCTCGACGGCGGTTGGCTTCGACAACCTGGATTCCACGGCCCTCTCGACCGTGAGCCTCCAGGCCGCCCGCATCGCCATGAAGGCATTCCGGGACGACCGGGGCAATCGCATCTCGGTCATGCCCAACCTCATCATCCACCCGCCGGATCTGTACGCGACCGTCCACGAGATCCTCCAGTCCCAGGGCAACCCCGAGGACGCCAGCAACGCGGCCAACGT